GCGGGGCATGGATTTGAACCTTGGACCTCTGGGGATACCAGAGGTCCAAGGTTCAAATCCATGGGGCTTCTGAGCTTATCCAAGCTCAGTTTAGCCGCTTAAAGCTAGGGGTGCATGATGAATCATGAGAAACAAGATCAGCGCACCGGTCCCATGGCGCGAAAGCATCAACGGGTGGACTGACACCCTCAAGGCGGCCGGCCTATCAGCACAGACAATCAAAAGCCGACGATACAAGATGGTCCATCTAGCGACACTGCTCATGCCATCAGGCCCCAAAGACGTGACCACGGAGCAAATCGTGCAGGCGTTCGCACGGCAGCAATGGAAACCCGAGACGCGCAAAGCGTACAGGAACACCATTTCGTCGTTTTTCCGATGGCTGCACAAAAGCTGCAGGAGAAGCGACGACCCGAGTCTGGATGTGCCACGCGTGAAGAAGCCGCACGCGCATCCCAGACCATGCCCGGACCGTTACATCGCTGCGGCGATGGAGAAGGCCACGTCGTCGGAAAAACTCATGATCCGGCTCGGTGCGGAGTGCGGACTGCGGCGTGGCGAGATCGCACGGGTCCACAGCGATGACGTGGTGGCTGACAGTACCGGCCGGTCATTGATCGTGCGCGGCAAAGGCGACAAGCAGCGCATAGTGCCGTTGCCGGATGATCTGGCCGGCATCATCATGGACGCGCGGGGCTACCTGTTCCCTGGCCGGTTCGGCGGACATGTGGAGGAGTCCTATATCGGTGACCATATCAGCCGCCTGCTGCCGGACGGATACGCCGCGCACACGCTGCGCCACCGGTTCGCCACCACGGCCTACGCCGCCACACACGACCTGTTCGTGGTCGCGGAACTGTTGGGGCATGAGTCGGTCGAGACCACAGAGCATTACGTTGCAATGCCGGACGGCCGTCTGAGAGAAGCCACGGCGGCCGTCCGGATTGCAGGCTAATCCTCGGCTTTGATGGTGATGTGCAAGCTGTCAAGCTTGTCGGCAACGGCTTTCTTGACAGCTTCCGCGATCTGGCCCGGGTCCGCGCCGATGCTCTTGGACAGCGTTTCAATGGCAGCGGCTTGAGCATTGATGGTGGCGTTGATGGCGGCCAGCGTGGTGTCGGTGATTTCCTGTGCGCGCGTCATCCATGGGCCCTTGCTGCTGGTCTCATGCATTGGCACGCCCGCAGCCTTGAGGATCTTAAGTTGGTCGAGCACGCCGATGTATTTGCATCCGGTCAGAATGTTCCAGTAGTACACCTTTCCGTCGTCGGTGTTGTTGAAAAGCATTTCCGCCATGATTGTTTTCCTTTCCTGATTGGTTGTTTTGCCGTTGAGGATGGCGTTGGCTTTATCGATGACCTGCTGAAACGGCAGGCCATTGGGCGCGAGGTCCGGACAGCACGCGTGATCGGTGCCGGGTATCTCCCGGTGCAGCCATACGTTGCCCTTCAGTCCGTCGTGCCACAGATGGTCCCAGCCGTATCGGCGCGCGATGTCCGCGCACAGTCGCGCGCTGGCGTCGATGCATGCCTGGGTGCAGACCGCGCCCTGGGCCATGCCGCCCTCGTGCTCAATGCTGATGCAGCTGTTGTTGCTCGCATAGTTCGCGTCCGAGTAACTGCCATCTCGTTCCGAAACGTATTGGTGGATGGTGCCGTCCGCGCCGATGCCGTAGTGAGCCGAGGCTTGGCTGGCGCTGTTGGCGAACGTGGAATCAGTGCCGGCGAGGTAGCCGACCATGATGTGCAGGGTGATGTGCGTCACCTGATATCCGCTGCGGCCGCTGTAGTGGTTCGGCGATCCCTTCCAGATGACTCCTTCCATCACTCGTCGGCCTCCGATTCCCTGTCGCTGCGGAACATGCCCAGCAGACGGCTGCCTTGCAGTTCGGGGTTGATTTCGCCAAGGTTCTCGATGACACTGGCCATCTCCGTGAGCACGATATAGGCGCACGACGTGACAACGAGCGGCAGGCTGAAACCGAGGTTGATGTAGGTCTGCGCGGTATCGATGATCTCTGCCAAGGCGACAACGAGCACGTAAGCGCCCTTATGGTACAGGCCCTCTCGCATTTTCGCGCTGCTGATATCATGCTGCATACATGCCTTGAGCAGACCGGTCACATAATCCATCACGATCAGCGCAGCCGTGACGATCAACGAGGCAATTTCCGTTTTACCCATTTCGCTCCTTAATTGTTCGTGCCGCCCGTGGCGGTGATGGTCACGTCGGACGGGACGGGGATGAGGTTCGGCAGTGGGTGGATCAGGTTGCCGTTCTTGATCTCGGGTCCCACGCTCACGGTGCCGTCCGTGTTCAATGTCAGTTCGCGGCCCATGGTCCCGCCGTCCAGGATCGCCTGGCCGATGCCCAGCGACTTGGACGGCTTGATAGTCCCGCTGCTGGGCTGGTACACCTGGAATCTGCCCACGTCCACTGTCGAGCGGAACGGTGCCAGTTCCACGCGGATCAGGCGCAGGGCGGCGTTGTACAGCAGACGGTTCTCTCCGCCGTAGGCCAATCCTGCGAACGATTTATCGTTCTGCATCCTGAAGCCGAACTTGACCCACTGCCGCATCGCCGACACGTCCGAGGCCACGGCGAGCTTCACCCAAGCGGATCCGGACCAGATGTAGGTTCCGTTGTTGTTCCCGTCCGCGGTCACGTAGCCGGTCTGGCCCGTCACGGCCGACGCTTCGGCCAGCTGCGCGAGCGTGCTCCGCACGACGGGCTTGACCGCGTTCGCGGTCTGCCGGTCATCCACCTCACCCAACGCGCTTTCGACGCTCTCCGCGAGCTGCTTGAATTGTGCGGGTGCCTGGCTGACCAGGTCGCTGCCGGACGGATAGGTGAGCTTGTACCGGCTGGTCTGTGTCGTCATGATTCCTCCTGTTGTTTTGTTTTCGTGATGGTTGAAATGATTCCCATTTCCGCCCAGCTGAAGCCGACTTGGTGCCAGGACGCCGTCCAGCCGTCCAGGTCGTCCCATGCGAGCTGGTTTGTCTCGTCGATGGGCAGGGAGATCAGGTTCATTTCGTGCCGGAGTACGGGGCGTTCGTCGCGCCATTCGAACGTGATGATGCCGCCGATTGCCTGCCATGGTCCGCTGAAGCTCGGTCGTCCGTCGCTGCCGGCGAGTGTGTGGAATCGGTTGTCGGCGAACGTGAGTGGTGGCGGCGGCGTGCAGCGGTAGAGCTCGGGCCGGATCGCGGGGTCGATGTTGAGGGCGCACACGGTGATGTTTCCCGGTGTCAGCCGTGTATCGAGCGCGGTGATCCATGCGGAGACCTGGTCGCGTTGGGTGGTGGTGGGCGTGTACGTGCCTTGTCCCCATGCCCCGCGGCTTTGGTCGTCGGTCACGGCGTCCGACTCGCACGTCAGGCTGTTCTGCTGCTGTGTGAGGTTGTCCGGGAGTCCCGTTGACTGGTGGATGACGCTGGCGTCGTCCACGCCGAGCACCCCGTCCACGTCAACGGTGGTCTTCCTGGTCGTGATCTTGACCTGGGTGACGGGTTCCGGGATGCTGAGCGCCGCGCCGACGATCACGTCGCCGGAGTCTAGGCAGATGCCCGTTGTCCCGTTGCGCGAGGCGACCATGGTGCCGTCCGTGTCCGCCGTGATAAGGCATGGTGTGGTCAGGTCGAGCGGGTCGATGGTCGGTCTGGTCCATCGCGGGGTCTCGTACCACATGGGCAGTAGGTGCGAATGGGCGAACAGTCGGTGCAGCAGGTCGTATTGGCTGACGTTGTCCGATCCGGCGTACGGCGCGCATGACGGCGGATAGGCGAGATCACCGATGTTCGCCGTTGGGGCTCCGGCCGTCCGTGCGCGGCTGTTCATCTCCTCCAGCCGCTGCGTCGGCGTGCCCACCCAGTGCAGTCCCTTGTATTTCGCATCGCCGCTGGTCGGCCCCTGTGATTGCAGGCGTTTCCAGTCGAGCAGTTGCGAGCTGGCGGACAGTTCGATCTTCCACCCGTCACGGTACGGGGTGACGGTGCCGCCAGAGCTAACACGGCCGACGAACATGCACGGGGTGAGCGGGTCGGGCTGTCTGGTGTCCAGCGGACGGTATTTGGTGTGCAGGTCGGCGATGGTGACATCGTCGTTGTCGACCCATGTTCCGAGCTCGGTGATGTCGTCCCATGTCGGAGGGGCGCTCAGATAGATCATGATGCGCGCGCCGAGCAGGCTGAGCGAGCGCCCGGCGAGCCTGCCGTCATGGTCGATGAGCGTGATGTCGAGCACGCTTGGTTCGGGTTGGCTGAGTGCGGTGTTCGCGCCCCATTCGATCTCGAATCCGGCCAGCGCGCACACGTCGCCGGTATGGGCGGTGATGTCCGTCCACTTGCCGTCGATTTCCATAAATGCGTAAGGGACCTGCATCAGTTGCCCCGCTTCCTGTCGTAGTCGGCCAGCACCTTGCGTATCCTCCTTGCCGCGTCGTTACCGTCGAGCACGCCGTTGACGGTGATGTGGACGGTCATGGCTTCGTTGTGGGCCGTGGAGGCGCGTCGCGCCACGGCCATGTCGAGCGTGGTCGAGGCGAGGCGTCTGTTGATTCCAGCGACGGTCGAGCGCACGTCATCATCGAAGCCCGTTTGCAGTCCTCTGGCGAATCCCTGCATGATGGATGTGCCGGCTGGGATGAGCAGGCGACGGTCGTAGCTGATCGGGCCCTTGTGGGCCTTGATCCAGTCGCCGATGCCGCTGATCCAGCCGGTCACGTTGCTCCAAGCGCCTTTGAGACCGTCCCAGAAACCGTTGATGATGCTTGCGCCTGCGTTAACCAATATCGGACCCACGTTTCCGATGGCGTCGAGGATACGGCTGGGCAAGCCCCTGAACCAATCCACGACGCTGTTCCACGTGTTCCTCGCGCCGTCGGCTGCGTTTTGGAAGAACGCGCCGATACGGCCCGGCAACGACTGGAAGAACGCGATTATGTTGTTCACGCAATTGCCCAGAAACGCGGTGAACTGGCTCCATATCTGCCGGCCCGTCTCGGTCTGAGTGAAGAACCACACCAACGCCGCCACAAGCGCGCCGATGGCGGTGACCAGTATCATCACGGGGTTGGCGTTCATGGCCGCGTTCAAAGCCCATTGTCCGATTGACGCGGCGGTGGACGCCAGGCTGAAGCCCTGCAACGCGGATACCACGGCGCTGATGACGCTTGCCACCTTGAACGCTGCGAAACCTCCGCCGATGGCTATTAGCGCGCCGCTGATGGGTTCCGCGTTGGCGCTCACCCAATCGCCGAACTGGGTGAGCTTGTCCGCCAGCGCCTGGATGATGCCGGCCGCGCCGTTGAATGCATCACCCACCGTGGTGCCGATGCTGCCGGCGTCGGATAGGCCTTGCAAGCCGGGCGCTATCGTCGTGGCGATGCTGGCGAACGCGCCGCCCAACGCGGATAGCGCGTTGCCGATGCTTGACACCATGTTGGAGAGCGCTTGGAACGCTCCGGTGTCGCTTATGCCTTGGATGAACTGTTGCAAGCCGTTGGTGGCGGTCTGGCTGAACTGGCTTATCTGGTTTCCGGCTTCGGTCAACGCGCCCGTCACGGCCGGTTTGATGAGGTTGAACGCGTCCGTCAGCCCGCCGGTGATTGCGGCCTCCAAGTTGCCCAAAGCGCCTTCCATGGTCTTGGTGCTGCTTGCGGCTTCCTTGGCCACGTCGCTCATGCCCAATTGCATGATCGCCTGGTTGAACTCGTCGGCGCTGATCTCGCCTTTCTCCATCGCGTCCCTGAAATTACCCGTGTACGCGCCGTTGGCCTTCATGGCTTCCTGGAGCTTGCCGGACGCGCCAGGGATGGCGTCGGCCAACTGGTTCCAGTTCTCCGTCGTAAGCTTGCCCGCGCCGGCCGTCTGGGTGAGCACCATGGCCACCGATTTGAACGTGTCGGCGTTGCCGCCGGCAACGGCGTTGAGGTTGCCGGCCGCTTCGGTCAGACCGGTGTAGTCGCCTATGCCGTTGGCGGCCAGCTGGGCGGTGGTGTTCTGGATGGTGCCCAGATCGTACACGGTGCGGTCGGCGTAGTCGCGCGCCGCCTTGGATGCTTTTTCGACGTTGCTGGTGTCGATGCCAGCGAAGTTCATCGTCGAAACGAACTTGTCGGTGCTGTCGCTCATGTCCATCACGGCGCTGCCGAACGAACTTACCTTGTCCCATAGGGCGGTAACGCCCTTGAGGGCCGCGCCGCCCATGAAGTTGCCGAAAGCGGACGCTTTGGCGGTGGCTTTCTGGAACGCCTTCACGGCGTCGTCGCTGTTGCCCGTGATTCTCACGGACATTATCGCGCTATGTCCCATGCGTCGCCTCCTCTATCTTCTCGGCTTCGGTCTGGATGATTTCAATCGCTGTGGCCCAGTCCATGCCCGTGGCTTTCTCTCGCCACTCCCACGGCGTCCCGCCGAAATAGCGGGCCAGTAGACATGAGAGTCTGCCCATGGACTCTTCGGGCCACGGCGTCAGTCCGTAGGGTTTCCCGCGTCGGTCTCCGTGCCCTTGATCTCCACGCCGTCCACGTCCACGCCGTCGAGCCATGCGTCATAGTCGGCGGTGGTGAGCTTGGCGAACTTTTCGGCGAGGTAGGCCATGTAGTACGCCTGCCTGATGCGGCTTGCGTCGCCTGCGGCCCATTTCCGGGCCTGCGCGTGTTCCTCGGCCTCGCAGATGACGCGCGGCGTCAACGGTGCTTCGTTGATGTCACCGTTGGTGTGGGTGATTCTGATGGTCTTCATGTTCTATGCTCCTTTGATCTGGCTCATGGTTTTGTCGATGAATTGCTTGTAGACGCGTTGCCATGCGTTTTCAGTGCCGGCCACGCCCTGGTTGACGAACAGGCGGGGTTTGATGCCCCTTTTCGGCCACCCGTAGTTGATGACTCCCGCGTAGGGCGCGGACTTGCGGCCGGCACGGATGACGCCGGCCTTTTGGGTCGCGCCCACGCGGATGGACCCGGCGAGTTTGCCGGACTTGCCGCGCGGAGTGAGAGTGCGGACGGCCGGCAAGGCGATGTTCGCGGCCTGCCGGTTCACGTCCTTGAGTTCCTTCATGTCCGCGCCTGCTTTGCGCATGGTCTGAACGAAACGTTTTTGCCCCACCACGTATGCGGCTTTGGCTGCCATTTCAGACCTCGGCGGACGGCGTGTAGGCGGAGTGCGCGAGTTCGGTCGCGGGGAAACTGAAGTCGTTGCTGTTCTTTGATTTCACGTCGCCGCCGATGCTCACGGGCGAGATGTTCACCTTACCGTTCCACTTGGTCGCCCCCTTGTTGTTCGGCACCCACTCGAACGGCAGCGTCTGGCCGGAATGGTCGAAGCACCAGTTGGCGAGGTTGTCCGTGTCGAAGTTGTCAACGATGGTTCCCTCAAGTGTCCAATCGGTGCTTGAGCTGGTGTCCTGCGAGCCGTCAAGGAAATTAATTGGGTCGTCGGTGTTGTTCGACGCCACCAACTGCACCTTGGTGACTTCGGCGCTGAAGTCGCGCCCTTTGTCGGTGTCGGTGATGGTGAGCTTGCCCGGTCCAAGGGTTCTTGTCGCCATGATTGTGTCCTTTCTATGAATCCAATGGATTGAGGGTTATGGTGTAGGCGGCCAGGCTGCCCACTCCGGTCAGATTGAACGTGCTTGGTTTCGCGTCCCGCAAGTTCACTTGGCGGTCGTGCAAGCGTTGCACGCCGTCGGTCAACAGGTCCAAGGCGAGCGTCTGCGTGGCCATGGTGCCGGCTATGAGGTTCACCGTCCAAGTGATGGTCTGCATATGCCAGCCCTCGAACGTGAGTTCCGGCGGGTCTATCAGCACCGCTATTTTGCCTGGCAACGGGCGGGCGTCCTGCGCGTCGATGGTGACGACGCAAGCGAGGTCGCCCATGGCGTCCGTCAGCATGCCCATAAGGGCTTCGCGCTCTCGTGTTACTCGGCTTCTCATGCGATCACCACGCTCCCGGTCAGGATGCCGGCCGCGTTGAGTTTCGGCCACACCGAACGCAACGGGTCGCTGCTGACCCTGAACGGTTCCAGCGTGCCGTCGCCTACGCTCATGACGCCCAGTCTGGCGTCCCGGCTGTTGTAGAGGTCGGCGGCGCAAGAGGTAACGCAGTCCGCCATGACCTCCTGCCCCACGTTCCTATCGCCGAGCGCGCCGCGAACATAGCCGATGGCCGCTTGGATGACGCGGCGCACCCGGTCGTCGTCGCCGGTGGGAACGTTGATTTCGTCCCTCACCGCCGCCTCATAGTTCGTCCAGTCGTCGGCCATGTCACTCGCCAGACTTGGCCGTTGCCGCGAACTTCACAGGGATAAGCCCGAGCGGCCTGGTCGCCGCCACGGCCATATAGCCGTAGACGCTGTAGTTCTCGGTGAGCTTGGTCGGGTCGCCGTCGCTGAGCTGGGTGGGGCCGCCCGACTCCCAAACGGTCACGGCCTCGGGGTCGATGAAGCACGCGGTGCCGGCCGGGGCCTTGGGCAGCATCTGCACCGGGACTCGTAGGAACTTCCCCGCGATGCCGGTGAGGTCGAAGTCACCCAACGTGTCGGAGCCGTCACCGCTCAAATCGAAGAAGCGGCTGCCGGTGTCCTTGAGCTTGATAAGCGCGGCCATGACGTCCTTGGAAACGCCCAGGCGGGTAAGGCTCACGTTGCGGTCGTCGGCCAGTTCCGCCGCGTCCATGATCAGCATGGCCCACTGGTCGATGGTCATTGCCGACAGTTGGGCCGGTGCATCGATCTTGTTCGCGTCCGTCTCGGCGTCGCGCTGAGCCGCGATGGTGTTATACAGGAACGTCCGCACCTTGTTTTCGGTGGCCTTGGCGTAGGCGTTGCGCAACGCCGCCAGCGCGGTGTTGAGCATGGGCGTGGTGCTGCGCTCGATGGTCTGGCGTGAAAGCGTGGTGTAGCCGCCGTAGGTATCGATGCTTGCGCTCTTGGTGCCGAACGTGACCTTGCCGAACTGCAACGCGCCGCCCTCGTTCGCCTGCTTGTCCACCGTGGCGGTGTCGGAAGCCACCACGTTGTATTCCATCGTCATGCCCTTGTCCGGCAGTGTGTCGTGGGTGAGGATATTGGTCACCTTGCGGCGCTGCTCGATTAGTCGCAAATCATCCCTAATCCATGCCACCTTGTTGCCAGTGTCGCCGGTGGCGATGAGGTCGCGGCACTCGTGCATGAGCTGCACTGCCGCTTCGTCGCCACGGTAGAGCGCCTGAAGATAGTCGCCGGCCGTGCGATACTCAGCGCCCATGACCTTGGCCGGCTCACTGTCGGTGTTCCTGGCAATGGCGGCTTTCATGCTGCGCTGTTCGTCCATGATGCCGTTCAGCTTGTCGTTGATTTCGTTGAGGTCCATTTCGTTTCCTTTCTGGTTTCCGGTTTCCCTCATGCTTTCGTGGGTAGTTTCGCTGCTGCGCTGCGAAGTGATCTTCGCGGCCTCGTAGGCCGGCCACGACACCACCGAAACCTCCAACAATCGGACGCGCCTGCGATGGGTAACGCCCTGCTTGTCCACCTCGTCGTCAATCGGCATGAATCCGACGCTGAGCGAGTCCAGCGCGCCGTCGCGCAACAGGGCCACCACGTCCCGGCCGCGCTGCGTGTCGCTGATATGCGCCGTGATATGCAAGCCGTCGTCTTGTGGCTCCGCGTCGAGGATGCGGCCGATAAGCTCACCGTGCTGATAGCAGAGCTTCGCCGTGTCCGTGTCGTCGAAAACGCAATCGGCGTCGAATGTCTCGGCACCGTCCCATGTGCTGATGACGCTGCCGTAGGGCACGGCCACACCCTCCAACGTGCGCCCGTCGCCCTCTTCGGCCGCGCGTAGGCACACGCCCTTAAACCCGATTTCATGCTTCATTCTGCGTCTCCTGTTCCTGTGGCTGCTCCTGTGGTTCCGGTTGCGGTGCCGCGATGAGAGGCGGCAACGCCTCCCTTGCGCGCACCTCGTTCACGTCCATCCACCCGGCCTCTATCGCCGTCTTGTAGGCGTTGAACCGGTCGGCCATGTTGGCGCGCCGGCTGCTGTCCCAGTCGAACGCGGCCGTGCGGCCCCTCGGCAACAAACGGTTGAAAAGTTCCTCTATCTCGCCCGCATAAGCCGCCAATGTGTAATCGGCGAACTCAATCCAGCTTTGCTCGATATTCGAGTAAGTAAGGTTGCTACCGTCAACGGCCGCCAACATGATGCTCGCCGGGATGCCTAGAAGCCGCGCGATCTGAGTGGTGTCGAACTTCTGAGTCTCTAAAAACTGCAAATCTGCCGGTTTCATGTCCAAGGGCACGTATTTGAGTTTCGAGCCGAGCACCTTCACGTCGCCGGCCTCACCCGTGGCTTTCCACGCCTCCTTGGCGTCCTTGGCCACCTGCGGCGTCACCTTTTCCTCCGTCTGCAAATAGCCCTTGAGGTTGCTACCGTCGCTATAGAACTTGGCCTTGTAGGTGCGGGCCATCTGCGCGGCCTCCACCTCCTCACGCGCCGCCGAGATTGGCCCAAGCCCACGCAACCGGCCCGGCACGTTCAAAAACTTGCAATGAACGATCTGGTCGGTTGTGTAATCATGGCCCAGATAGCTATAGCGGAGCTTGGGCGCGGCCGGGTCGTTGCCGTCGTCGCTCACGGTCACGAGGGATGGTGGAAGCACCTCGCAAGAGACCACTTCGCCATTGAAACGTACCAATCGCACGAAAGCGTTCCCGTCCAATACCATGCTTGCCACCATGTCCGCGAGGAAGTCGCGGCGGCTGCGGTTCACGTCCGGCTGAAGCACGATGGAGGAAACCGTGTCGAGCTTCACGCCTCCCCTGATTTCATGGATGGGCAAACCGGTGATGGCGGTTTGCAGCACTTGCACGCCACGGAACACGGTTGAGAGGCTCAACGGGTCGCAGTTCCCCAATCGTGCGGGCGGCTTGATGCCGTCCGGCATGTCCACGTCGGCACCGCGCGTCAGCACGCGGCCCGCCATTCTCACACGCTCCCAAATGTTCATGCGGCCAAGTATCACAGCCAAGCGCCAAGCCCGCCACAAGCCCGCCGCCCAACGCCGCATAATGCCGCCACGCGACGCCGAACGCCACCGGCTAGTAGATTTGCAGCGGCCCCGTTTCCTCGGGCCTGTGGGCGGCTCCCCAAGCCGCCAACATGCAGCTTTCCAACGGTGACGTTAGACCGGTGCTTCCGCGTCGGCTCACGCGCCATGCGTCGCCGGCCCATTTGCGCGCCGAGTTCGCGGCGCTGGCGTCCAACTCGGGGTCTGCCGCGTGGGTTATCGCGTGGTTAGCCAAGCCGGCAACGAAACTCTGTCCGGTGGTCAGGTAGTCGCCCGCGTCCATGTCCACGAACCGCAACAGCGGGTCGCCCGCGTCGTCGGTCATGTGGCGCAACCGGTCGGACAAATCGGCGGCGGTGCCGCGCGCGTCGATCACCACCGGAGCGCCGTACTTCGAGCACAAGCGGGTGAGTTCGGTCGGCGCGTACCCGGTGCCGTCCAAGATTCTCAGCAATTGCACCGTTATGGTGCCGTCATTGTTGGCGATGCCAGCCGAAACGCTCGTGTGCGTCCCGTCCACGTCCACCGCGACGCCGAACACCACCGGCCGGCCGTCCAAGTCGCCGGGCGTCACCGGTGCCGTTACCGTAGCCGCCCACAACGCCTCGTCTATCGCCCTGTCGGTTATACCCTCGTCCCGACGGTTGCCGAACGCGCGCGCCCAACCTGCCGGGTTGCCCTGGAACTGTTCGCGGAAGTCGGCCAACTGCGCCTTGTTCCACAAGAGTCCGGCGGCTGGATGATGGCGCATGATGCTGTCCAGATTCTCCGGATCTTCGTCGGCTGGCAACCCGAAGTCGAACCAACACGTGCGGCGCGACTGTTCGCCAGCCCTGCAAGCGTCAAGTCTACGGTTGAAGAACGTCGATTCTGCCGTTCCCTCGGTGCTGGTTATCCATAGTTGCGGCTGCACGCCGGTGGCCTTAAGCCTTGTCGCCATGGTCGGCATGAAGCCATCCAAAATGGTGTTTCCGGTTTCCTCGGACAACGAAAACGCCTCGTCCAACGTGATTTTGTCGCCTTGGACGCCGTGCCCCGCAACCTTGGTAACGCTCTTTGGCATTATCACGCTGCCATTGGCGAACGGCTGGCGCAAGTCGCCCGCGCCGAGATACGGCCGTGTGGTTATTGCGGCAAGCGGCGAGCTGCCGAGCGTTTTCAGATATTTCTTGAAGTGGTCGCCCGCGTCCTTGCCCGTCTGCGCCAAATAATAGATGAAACGATCTGGTCCCCACTGCGAGTTGCGCGTGTCCACCGCGTCCACAAGCGTGCTTTTTCCACACTGTCGCGGTGTGCTCAATATCACCGTGTCATAGAAGTAAGTGCCTGTGTCCGGGTCTATTTCACCCGCCACGTCGGCCACCAGCCGTTGCCATGGCAGCAGAGGCGTGCCAAGCAACCGGGCGAACTTGGCGACTATAGGCCCGTCGGTGCGGCGGTCCGGGTTTCGCTGGGTGCCGCCGCGCAATGGCGTCATGCCTGTGCCTCTTCCAGCAGACTGGCAAGAGCGGGGTCGATTTCCTGCCTTGACTGAAACTCGGTTTTCAATTCCTGGTACCATGCCAAGAGCTGGGCCATGACACGGCTCGTGTCGCGTCCTTTGACGTTCAGCGCGTCGAAATTGCGGGCAATGTTGATCATGGTCTTGCACACGTACTTGGCGTTAGGGTCAAGCTGCCTATCGCCCACGAAACTCTCGATAAGCTCCTTGGTGGCGCGTTCCTGCAAGCCCTCGTTGGGACCATAATAATCATTGAAACCGTCCAAGGTCATTTGCATTTTCCAACCTCCTTAATAGCTGGTTTTCGTTGGTATTCCGCCGTTTTTCAGAATTTTTTTATCCGGTTCGAGAGAGTGAAAAAGTGGGCGCGGGGTCTTTTGGCCGGCCGTTCGCTTAAAAAAACAGGTTCACCATTCCGGCCTTGAAGCCACAGTGACGCGATCACTGCGAAGCCCAAGGCGTGCGAGCGTGGCCCGGCGTTCACGTTGCCTTGCGTCCACCAAAGCTTGTGAGATGTGCAAGCCGTACCATTGGCGCACCGACCGCTTGGCCTGCTCGGTCTCGGCCCGCTCCCACTCCACCTCGAAGCCGGGATCTATCACCCGCACGTCGTAGTCAAGGCTTATCCACTCGTCAAGCATCCTAGGGTGGCGCTTGCTGCTTGGCGTGGTGCGGGTCAGCCACACGTCAATAGGCTCCTGCGTTATGGCGAACTGGCGATAGGCTGCGGACCACGCCATGGCAACCGCCCGCCGCTGCGCCATGCTGGGCGACTCCGGTAGGCGCATGGCCCGGGCCAACGCCGGCCACGACACAACCGGGTCGCCTTGCTGCCTGTGAGCCTCCACCCATTCCACGGCCTCACGGTCGCAGGAACCGGGCGGCGTGACCACGATATGCAAGCGCGCCCCATAACCGTAAAGCACGCGGTCCTGGCGGCTGGCGTTGCAATGCTTGCACGCGCGGCGGATGTTCGCCACGGTGTCCATGCCGCCATGCGCGTAAGGCACTATGTGGTCGTCTTCCTCGCCCACACCGGTGCAACCCGGCAGCCTGAGCCAACAAGCGTTGCCCCACGTCTCGATCACCTTGGCCCGCACAAGCGGGTCGATGGTCTGCCTGCGCGCCATCACCTGCCACGCTTCCTATCCCGCACCCACATGTCGAGATCGGCAAGCTCATACAAGCACGGGGAGTTGATGGCGTCGCCCGCCTTAAACCATTCCGGCCCGCGATTATCGGCCCTCATACGCTCCATCGTCCTGGGGGAGACGCCAAGATAGATAGCAGCCTGTTCAGTGGTCAGTTTCGCGCGCGGGTTCACAGCACACCAACCCAAGCCTTGAGCGATGTCAACAACTCGGCACGGTCGAACACCTGCACACTTCCGCGCCTCTCGGGCTTGTTCAAGATGCCGTCGCTGATAAGCTGCTGCATCACATGGTCGCCGCTAGGGTCGGCCGTCGGCGCGATCTTGTTCAGACGAAGCATACTGATGGCATTGGAGCGCGCAATGGTGTCCGCTCCAATGGTGTCGTGCTCCAATTGCCTGATATTCCATCGAATGGCGTTCTTGATGTCCTTCGTGCGCTGGGCCTTGTTCTTCGGCACCGTCCTCTTGGCACGTCGGCGGTTTGTTGACTTGTAATCAACCGAATAACCCATGTCTCGAACCTCGTTTCATATTGTGGATAAGAACTGTGGATAAGTGGATAAGAATTGTGGATGATGTGCCCTTCGGGTGGTGGGGCGTTAGAGCGGGGAACCAAGCCCGGAAAACACAAGATTGCTCAAGTGTTTTCCGGGTTATTGGTCGCCATGCAAGGTTGCTTCGTAACGGAGCCGCGCCGTCGCATAGGTCAGCGGCCGAAGCCGCGCGCAAGGTCTTGCCTCACAGCCCGGCACGTATGCCGGCGATGGTCCCCAGTTGCGCCCGAACAAGACGCCGTGAAGCGATCTGTTACACCCGCATAGCTCCCCGCTGGGGCCGTGGTAACCACCCGGCATTCCGGGCGTGTTTGTAACGCGCTGGGCAAGGCGCGGCCGGGTGCTTTATCACGCCTCACCAGCAACCGACCTTCGACTGGGTCAAGGGCTATGAAGTTATCGGATGCCGTCAGTCGTCGTCGTTGAGGAAATCATCCAGAAGGACGATCGAGAGCACCAGCCCCAGCATGAACAACACGAAGGGGCTGAGCAGAATCAGAAGAACGAACTTGATGAAACGTTTCGTGGTCAATCCTCCTCGCTGAAGCATCGGTCGATCTGTTTCTCAAGATCGTCAAGCTCGTAGCCGTTGAACGGGACGCGCACGGTGATGCCTTCTTCCGTCTCAACGATCAGCTCGTAAAAACGTTGCCTGCTTTTCCTGTCCACACGTTTGACTGTGACGCTCATTCCTGGGCTCCTTCCCATTCACGACGGGCACGCCTCGCGTGCGTCATCGCCTTGTTGATCGCGCCCTTCATCGTCTGAAGGTCGCCCATGTCCAATCCATCGAACCCGAACGTGCTTCCGGCCACCTTGATACGGCAGGCGAAGCGGTAGGGATTGCCGCCGGTGCATTCCGACGGGTCGATGTCCTGCACCTGGAAGTAATTGCTGGTGCATTCCGGATTGAAAACGCTCATCCCACCACCTCGCCTTCGTCGGTTATCGCCATTTGCACTTCGTCGGGGATGGACTTGATGCAGCACACAAGCCCGTAGCCGTCATATTCCGGTATCTTGCCTGTGGTCAGCACTATTGCGGGTTGGTCTTCATCGTCGGTGAAGCAACGCACGATGCCGCACGTCCACTTCACGCCGCCCTTCTGCGTCACCAGACGCAACACCACCAGATCACCCGGCGCAACCGTGTCTGGTTCCGTGGTGATCTCGAAACGAACGCCCATATCACTTCCTCCGATCTGCCATCGACGGCGGCGCACCCATTGCCTCGCGGGCCAAGTCCTCCGCATAACCCGCCACCGACAACGCTTCGTCGGCCTTCCACTTGGCGTCGCCGGCGAGAGATTCAGCGTGCAAAGCGACGCCCAGCGCCACAATTGAAACAATCAAAGAAACAAGCCCAAGCAGCATCACTTCACCTCCAATGGCTCTCGGCCGAGCAATGAATCGACAGAAACATCGAAGAAATCGGCGATACGAGAAACGTCGCGAAGCGTAAGAGGACGCTTGCCATGAAGCTTGTTTGAAAGCGTCTGCGGATACATGCCTATACCGCGCGCTAAGTCACGCTGAAGGACGTGATTATGTCTCATAAGCTTCTTGATTGAAGCAGAAGCATTATTTGCTAAGCACATGCGTTTAGTTATAACTAAGCTGATTTGCTTAGTCAAGCTGTTTGGACATATCGGCGTGTTGAAAAACTAAATAAAAATGTTTATTATAAACGT